CCTCTACTCTGTCTTTGTCCTCGAGATTGCTTGGTATATTTTCATTTTCTTTTGAAACCACAAGGTTACTACTCTTGTAGTATTCACTCCAAATAGGAGATGAAACATCTTGTCACACTTTATAGATTTGGAGAAAATCTTTAAAGGGTTTCAATTCCTTACGTGATGATGCTCAAAACTGTTCTGGTAACGTATCAGTCACCGGATCAGGTTTAAAGTATCATGCAAGAGCTCTTTCCAGTTTATCTCCTTCTTCGAACAATTTCTGACGAGCTAACGATCTTTGAGCAATCAAAAGATCAGAAGCTGTATCATTAACTATTCGACCAGAAGTTAAACCTCCACCTCCTCCAAACCGAGATGATCCAAATCGAGCCCTTTTAGGGACCTCCTTTGGAACAACTGGTTTGGGTGGATTCCACAGGGAATCTTCATAACGACGAATGTCGTCAAAAAGATCCTGAGGAAGGAATAACTCTTTAGATGTAGGAGCTCTACGATCCATTCCAACAGATTTGTTCATTCCTTCAATTCCTATACCAGATCCAGAAAAATCTGAATCTAGTAAGGATGATCAAGAGACAGGTACTTTAGGTATATAACCTGAATACCGCTCTGGATCCGAAGAATGACTACCTGTTGATTGTACCGAAACCGGTGCTGTTTTGTCTAAAACAGCAACAGTTTCAGGTACTGAATCGAGATACTTCTGCATACTAACGTAAAGAAGGTCAATCCGTTTCCTTAGGTAAGGTAATAATTTCTTATATACCTCACCATAGATTTCCGGACTGACCGTATGCTTCTCCCCAATCTTCTTCATTGAGATTCATGAAATATAATTATCATGACCCAAAGGAGAAGATGGATGTTTTAACCATACCAACAAGACCCTTAAACGAGTACTTAATTTAAAAAGTTCTTTGTGAAAGGATCATGTTCGGGCTTTATATCCAAAACCTAGGAAAGCTAGTATTTGATTAAGAGTTAATCCGTATTTACGGGTAAACTCTAATACTAGGCTAGTACTAGATCTAGTAGCAATACACTCCTTGATAGGGAGCATATTGGCTTGTTCAGTACCTACAAAGAATTTCTTTGCAAATTCTGCAACAAACCTAGATTTAGCAATAACTGACTTAGCCAATCCCGCTTTTACCCCAATTTCTTGGAGTATCAATCGGTATTGGTAAGCCACTTTACCATCGGCAATAAATATATCGTCCCCTAGTATGGCATAATCGGAGAATCAGTGTTTGTATCCTGCTCGAAAAGAAGAGTATTGTATAATTGCATGATGAACCAAAGCTAAACTTGCCCAAGAATAAAGCATCCCCATTCCTTGTCCAGTGGCGTAATAAACGTCTGCTGGCAAGGTCTTAATGTCATAGTCCACAGATTCCTTTAACTTTTTAGATAAAGAAACCTTAAATGGTCTATTAACGGCTAAGTCCTTCCATGTTTTCGCGAATTCATAAGAATCCGGAACGATACCACGTAACATTTCAGCAAGAAATGTCACCTGGATATCAACAGGAAGTCTATCCGTAGCGGCACTAAGATCAATACTATAGAACTTCTTTCCTCGAATATTAACTCGAGAAAATTTGTCCTGTAATCGAGATAAGGGCTTCATCTGGTCAAATGTTCCATCCACAGATGATTGTTCTCTAAGAATAGAGAACGCTCACTCGTGAATAGGAGACATTAGCCATTGAGTTCAAGCATCAACCATAGCAAAGACTCGTACTTTCCCTGCCGGTTCGATCTTGAAACCTAATTTCCCCAAATAACCTAAAGGTTTAAAGCTTAAATTATCTCTAATCCAAGCTGGAAACCAATAAGGTCTCATTTGAGGAGAATCAAGAATTTCATGATCAGCACTAGCAATTAAACGCACCCTGGATGGTAATCCAGGAGCATTTAATCATTTTGAAATCCTTTCGAATCCACTAAAGAGGTTGCTATCTTTAACTCAAATCCTTGCGGATAGAATTAAAGAATAGCTACTAGAATTAACTAGTGACTCTGCAGTGGTCGGACCAGATTTCAATAAAGGGAAAATACGTAATTCTCCTAACTTATCAGGAAGGAGAATACGACTTTTCAAACCGGGTACATACTTACGATGTAATCACCGCTGTCACGAAAGAGTAAATTTACTTAGATCTTTACCAGGATCAGTGATAGTAGAGAAGCTTAAAAAGCCTCTAAACTCCATAATCCTATAAAAACCAAGTAAAGTCATCCATAGACGGATAGTGGGAACACTACCGTCTCGGATTAATACTCTCGCACCAGCAGGAATTATCATCGGTACTCCGACCCTATTCCGTTTGGGTCGAACTTTAAGCTCTGATATATCGAAAACTCGATATCCTCCAACGGATTGTTGAAGTAAAACCTGAGAGGCCTTAAGGTACATAACTGCACCTTTTGAACCTCTGTGTTTTATCAGTGCCCAAAGTTTAAAAACAAACCAAGTCACCTGTCTTACGACAGACTTTGAAGCTCGAGGGCGGACTCCTCTACAGTACTCTAAGAGTACTGAGATTAGTCCGCGTCCATTATTTCTAATAGACAGACCATTAATGGCTTTAATTCTTCTAGCGATCACCGAATCCAAAGTAACAATACGTTCCTTTAGATTATCGCCAAGAGCTTTATAAAGGCTCTTGGCCGAGTGTCTTGCTATTAGAGGTTGTTTCGCCCCTAATTGACGAATATTGTGAGAATTTTTAATTTTCATAAATTTATCAATTTGAGGTGTATACACCCATACTTAATCTAATATGGTTTACCCTTGAGAGGTTTCGACCCTGTTTGGCCGATTTTCTCACAAAGGCGAGTAATATCCTTATAAGAATATTACTCCTCTGAGTAGTAGAGCATCTATCCATGACGGTAGATTGATACTACTTAGTAGTGTAGAAATAACCAATAATATCTAAAAGCCTTAAAGTCACTAACCCCGTTCTGCTCTCCCGAAGGAGAGGGACGTAGGTCCTCGCTAAGAGAACCATCTTGTTAGATGACTTTCTAGGCATGTTGTGATAGTATAGGAAATAAACCCTCCTATCCGCACAACCACCTAGCCTTACAACAGCAGCAAATCTGTTCTAAGGTTAGCTTGACGCTCTGGACACTCTCTTCGAAAAGAGTTAATTCTAGAACCTCAAAAGTTCAGATGCACCCGAAAGGGAGACACCTAAGTCTTAAGATTCTGGAAAAGTGCAACTGCGCTTTACAGAAGACTTTACATCTTG